ACGGGAAAGTTACTCCTTCTCTGTGTCACCCGTTCCGCATCTTGCACAAGTCTCGCCACGGTAGGGACATGTTCTTCATGCACAACGGTATCCTCGGTGCTTACGGTAACGGGTTGACTTACGGTCAATCAGATACTACGTCCTTCAAGGACAAGGTGTTGGTGCCTTTGCTGACCCGTGACCCTGATGCACTTGACGACCCTGCAATCATGGACAGCATCAACAAGCTGACTACCGGCAGTCGCCTAGTGTTCATGGATAGCAACGGTAAGGTGTGGCGAACCTCTGGTGCTACGTGGAACACCGAGCAAGGCCCGCTGTGCAGCAACACCTACATGTTGCCTAACAAGCCTTACGTCCCGCTGGTGAGCAGTGGCTACGGTAGCTATCCTAACGAAAGTGACGACGGTAAGGTTGTCACGATGGGTCGCCCTTACAGCAGCGTAGGACAGCCTATTGAACGTGACGGACTGATGTACAGCGTTTACCGAATGATTGAAGTAGGTGCTACGCAGAAGCCTCACTGGTGCGCCAAGGTGGCTGATGGATACCTTCGGACTGAGACGGGCCTGTTGTACAAGGACCGTGGTGACAAGGTAATGCTCAAGCACTCGCTTGACTACATTCCGAAGGACCAAGAGTTTCAGCACTTGGCAGGGTTTCGCACTATTGAGGTGACACCTACCGAGGACGACGACACTCGCTATGAAAGGCTTATGGAAGAAGCCTACAACAAGGCTTACGGAGACGACTCCTTGGACGACGACCTTCCTTGGGATGAAGACACTCTTGCTGAGCACACGCAAATGTATGCGAAGGAAGAGAAGCTCACGACTACAGTGGGTGAGCAAGTAGCTAACTTGGATGAACGTCTTCGTTACGCTCGGCTCGTTCACAACACTCAGGGTAGTGGTGTGATGTGTCGTGAACAGTTGCTCGGTGACTTGATTGGTATGAGCACCGATGAGATGGAACGCTTCATCAAGGAAGACAGCACCACTGCTCACGTCGTAATGGCTGAGTTGATTGAGATTGTGTGTGAGCAGAACGATTGGCTGTCTCAGGATGAAACGCTTAAGGAACTGGCGTTTGACGCAGAGACGGTTATGTCTCGTGGCAACCTGACTAACCATCAGGACAACATGCGGCGTATTTCTGCAATGAGGAAGGAACTGTATCAGAAGAAGCTTGCTGAGCGAACTGCTCGGGAAGAAGCAGCGAAGCCCACGCTACGAATTGTAGCTTAAGGACAGAAAGGTCTATCATCATGCCACAAATTGAAATGCCTGACGAAGAAACGCGTAGGCTGGTAAGTGACGCTATAGGCACCGCCGCTCGCGTCTACGACAAGGAGTACCGTCGCATCAGAGAGGGCGACCTTCCTACAGACTTGAAAGAAACTCTGTGCGCGCTGCTCACTGAGCGTATCAACAAAACTTACGCATTGTTTAGTGTAATAGGAGAAGAAGAATGAAGCATAAAATTATCTCACTAGCCGGGGCGCTGGCCCTGACTGTAGGCACGTTTGCTGCAACTGCGGCAGATGTTGCCCCCATCCCCAAAGTCACCATTGACGAAGGGATTGCCGTTTGCAGGGCTGCCACTCGCCAGCTTATGAGGGGCGACCGAGGCAGGGCCTTGCAGGAAGCACTTGACATCATCCCCAACCCGGAGTACAAGAGGGCGCAGGGAATGGTCTGCAAGGCTTATCTCGAAGGCTTTCGGGACGGCGTTACTTACATAGGAGAACGTGTATGAGGTGCTATATTTGTGACGTAGAACTCAGTGAAAGTGAAATTCAACTCACTGAGGATGAAAATGGTTTGGAGCGGTCAGAGCCTTGTACTACATGCTGGAATATCATCTTGGAAACAGCATATAGTTCAGGGTTTGAACCCGGTGGAGCAGGAGAAGCTGCCCCGTTACTTGAAGAAGAGGAAGGAGTACTAGAACATGTCACGCTTTAAGAGAATGAACCAGAACATCAAGGAACTGTGGGTCAAGGCGCTACGTAGTGGTGATTTTCGTCAGACTATAGGTGCTATGCGCGACTACGACTATAAAGGAAACCCGGGCAGTTATTGTTGTCTTGGTGTCCTTCAAGCTTTGGTCGAGCCAGAGCACCCTGAAGGGGCTAACGGTAGTGTACCGACTGCCTCTTGCCTTAAGGCTTCGGGCCTAGGTCGCTATCGCCCCTACTCTGAAGGTGTTTGTGGAAAGCTAATTGAACTGAATGATACCAGAGGGGCTTCGTTCAAAGAGATTGCTGATTTTATCGAGGAAAATCTGTAGGTTACACGATTTCTCTTGACAAGATTGGTGACTAGGTGTATAATGAGTTAAAGATGTAGCGAGAGGAACACCCAGTATATGAATAAGGACAAACCACCGATGTTCGTTGAAGGGTACGACGGCGACTATTATACCCCTGAAGAACTCATGCATGGTATTGATTGGTTGTTGAACGAGTACAACGCTCGTGACCCCGGTGATGGGACGTACTGGGAACAGTACACACTACATCATCTGTGAGTAAGTTCATCAAACATAAGACGTGTCCCAAGTGTGGGAGTGTTGACAATCTCGCAGTCTACGACGACAACGAGAAATGCTTCTCTGTTGGATGCGGATACGCTAAGCAATACGGAGAGAAAGTGCCAGAGAAAAAGAAATCCAAAGACAAACCGTTGACTACTCTTCGTCCTGAGAACTATCTACCAATCAAGGACAGGGGTATAAGCGCAAGTGCTACCACCAAATACAAGGTCATGGTTAGCGTCAACCCGGAGTCCAAAATCGGGCACGTATACCCTTACTTCAACAAGGCTGGTAAGCACGTAGCTAACAAGGTCAGGTTGAAAGGTGACAGCAAGGAGTTCTACGGTGAAGGCGATTGGACGGAGACAACCCTGTTTGGTATGCAGGAGTTTCCGTCAGGTGGCAAGGCTATAACTATTACGGAAGGAGAATGTGATGCGTTGGCAGCTTTCGAGCTTACAGGGAGCAGGTTCCCTTGCGTATCTGTGCGTGGTGCTTCTAGTGCTAAGTCTGATTGCGCTCGTGTGTTGGACTATCTCTCCTCTTTCGAGAAGGTTGTAATCTGCTTTGACAACGACGAACCGGGACAGGCAGCAGCAGTTGAGGTAGCTTCGTTGTTTGAGCCGGGTAAGGCTCATCTGATGAAGATGAAGGAGCACAAGGACGCCAACGACTATCTAATGGCAGGGCACACCAAGCAATTCATCGACGCTTGGCACAGGGCTGAGAAGTTCATGCCAGATGGATTGAAAATCGGAAAGGACATGTGGGATGAAATCATCAACCACAAAGACCCTAAATCAGTTCCTTACCCGTGGGATGGTCTTAATCATCATACTTATGGCATACGTCTTAGTGAGCTTGTTGTTGTTACAGCGAAGACCGGAATTGGTAAGACTAGTGTTCTAAAGGAGATTGAATACTCTCTGTTGATGAACCCTGAGTTGATTGCAGAGAAGGCCGGTGTTGGCTTTCTTCACTTTGAGGAACCTAATTATGACACTGTTATTGGCCTAATGTCCGTTCACTTGGACAAACCCCTTCACCTACCAGACACAGCTAGGACAGAAGATGAACTACGTAAAGCGTACGAAGATGTTGTCTGTAACGACCGCGTTGTTATTTGGGACCATTTTGGCTCTAACAGTATTGATGCTGTTGTTTCTAAAGTACGACACATGGCTGCTCTTGGCTGCAAATATATCGTTATTGACCATCTTAGTATTATTGTTAGTGACCAATCTGGTGACGAACGTAAGCAACTGGATGAAATTTCTACTAAGCTGAAGACACTTTGCATGGAGAAAGACTTGGCTATCCTGTGCGTCATTCATCAGAACCGTGCGGGAGAAATCCGTGGAACGGCGGGTGTTGAACAGCTAGCCAACATCGTAATGAAGCTGCACCGTGAACAGACGGATGCGAGTGAGTGGCGTCGTAACGTAACGAAGATTGTCATTGAGAAGAACAGGTTCTGTGGTAGGGCTGGCCCTTGCTGTTACTTGTTTTGGAACGACATGACAGGACGGTTGGAAGAGTTGAGTAAAGACCAAATCATTGAGTATGAAGAAGGAGGTAGTGGTGCAGGAAATGAAATGGCAGGAGCATTCTAAATGACCTACTACACACACATCAACAGAGGCGTCATCGACAGCAACAGGAAGAACGGGACCAATGACCCACCAGTGCGGTACCAGAAAGGTAAGTACGGAAAATCCGTGTACTGCCATGAACTCTCTCTTCCCGCCGGTAGCCGAATCGTTTATGACCACGAAGGTACGCTGTTGCCTTGTGGGGCAAGATTGGTTATCTGTAGTGACACTCGACCGGAGATTATTAGATGAAATATCTGACGCCCACCGACCAGTACTGGGTAATCGACGCCGAAGCTAACGGTTGGGTCGATGCAGCTACTCGTGTGTGGGTGGTGTGCTACGAGAACGTAATGACTGACGAGAAAGGAAGTCTTACCAGTGAACAGAGTATCAAAGAGTGGTTTGCCCATCACAAGGGTCAAGTCTTTATCGGACACAACATTATCAAGTACGACGCCCCGCTACTCAACAGGTTGTTTGGGGTTGGGATTTCTATTAACAGTGTGGTCGATACCCTTGTCTTGTCTAACCTATATAATCCGAACATTGAAGGGGGACACTCGCTAGACGCTTGGGCCTTTCGGTTCCAGAAGGAGAAGCTTACACACGACGAGTTCGACAAGTTTTCGGACGAGTTGGTTACTTACTGTCAAGACGACGTGCAGTTCACAAAATTCCTCTACAAGAAACTCGTGAACGTTCTCAACAAGATTGAGTTTTCAGAGAAATCCTGTGAGTTGCAGCATTGGTGTACGTCTATCATCAATCGTCAGAACAAGAATGGTTTTGCGTTTGATGCGGCGGGTGCAACGGAGCTACGTGAAAAAATCCTAGGTGAACTTGAGGAATTGAGGGAGAGGATACATGCTAAGTTTCCTGCCGAGAAGGTGGAAGTGGGCACATTTAAAAAGGCGTTTAGAGCAGACGGAAATCAATCTCTACAGTATCTACGCCACCTTGAGAAATATCCAGAAGTCGTCCTTCACGATGATGGAACATATACAGTCTTTGAGTGGAGAGAATTCAATCTTGCTAGCCCAAGTCAGAGAGTTGAGAAACTCCTTAGTCTCGGGTGGCAACCTGAAGAGTTTACACCAAAAACTAAGAAAGGTGGAGGTGGCAACCCTAGACCTACAATTAAAGGCGAACTCTCTCCGAGCCTATCTAAATTCGCGGACGACTCCGGCGTGGAGGAAGTGCGGCTAATTGCTCAGTGGTTGGCTCTCAACGGCAGGGCCACCATGCTCAACACTTGGTTGGAGGAATATAATGAAGACACAGGATGCATCCACGGGCAATTGTGGGTCGCTAGTACTCTCCGATGGAGACACGACCATCCGAATACCGCTAACATACCAGCAGTACGCTTTCGCAAAGAAGGGGATGAAGAATTACCCCTCTTCGGACGTGACGGTTACTATACATATGAGGCACGGGGCCTTTGGGTACCGCGCCAAAATGGAAGAGTGCTCGTTGGAACGGACGCCGCCAGCCTAGAATATCGAATGCTAGCCCATCACGTTAACAACCCCGAGCTAATCAAGGTTGTTCTAGAGCGTGACGTTCACCAGTTCACTGCCGACATGGCAGGGGTGTCTAGGCCCGGTGGTAAGACACTGAATTTCGCCATTATCTACGGCGCTGGCGACGCCAAAGCAGGGAGTATTGTAGGTGGCAAAGCAAAAGAAGGAAAGGCTCTCAAGGAAAAACTCTTTGCCAACATTCCCGGACTTGGTGAAGCAATTGAAGAAGCAAAGATGGAATTTAAGCGAGGAAGAATATCGCTTGTTGACGGCTCCAAAATCATCTGCCCTTTTGAACATGCTTCGTTCAATTACAAACTACAGGGAGGTGGCTCTAGGGTCATGTTCCAAGCATCCATCTTTCTCGAAGGACACATAAGGAGAAAAGGTCTTGACAGTCTCAAAGTCGGAGACATTCACGACGAGTGGCAGTACGACGTTGCCAAGAAAGACGCCGAAGAGCACGCTCGTCTCGCTGAGCAAGCAATTAAAGAGGCAGGAGAGGAACTCAACATGAACATTCCTATGGCCGGTAAGAGCGTCATTGGAAACAATTGGGCGGAGACACACTGATGAATAGGCCCGGAACTGTAATGAGTGTAGAAAGTGCTATAGCTTTTTTAGAAGAGGCTGCAAGGTACTTTTCTAACCGTCCTACTGGTGGAGAAGACCGAGCCTACTGGGCTAATGTTTATAATGCAGAAAATTGCAAAAAAATCATTGACATTCTCAAAAAATAGTGTATAATAGGTAGAGTAGGTGATGGTACCTACGTCCAGAAAGAGAGTCTAGATATATGTCCAGAAAACGTGAAACAGTTTACCTTCAGGGTAAGGTCTACTGGGCCAAGGTGCTCGGTACCCCTCGAATGAACTACGAGGAAACAGGTCGGGAATGGACCTTTGAATTTGAGCCAGATGAGCAGTCAATTGCTACGCTGGCAGAGCGTGGCCTAGCTGACCGTTGTAAGGACCGTCGCATCAAGCAGGACGGAACCCCTCGCAAAGGTTACGAGAACCGCGCACCGTTCATGTACATGAGCCGTGACGAGTTCGACAGCAACGGTCGCCCCAACGACCCTATCCGCATTGTTAACGCAGCTAACCAGCCTTGGAACGACAAGACTTACCTCGGTAACGAGACGCTGGTTGACTTGAAGGTGAATATTGTAGACTACGGCAAGGGTAAGCACGCGGGTATTTACCCACAGGCTATCCGTGTCCTAGAACTCGTACCTTACGTCAGTGAAGAGTTCGCACCCCTCGACGAGGATGACCCCCGAGTCAAGGCTGCGCGCCAGAAGACTGACGACTTCAACAAGGACTTCGGGCTTGAAGACGAGCCTGAACCTGAAGTGACCCCGGCGACTGAGCCGGAAGAGAATGCAGAAGCGGAACTCAACGACGAGCTACCGCCTCTGTAATGAGATAGGGCGATGCGATTAATGGTGGTATTATCAGTGCTCCACCCGTCCTATTAAATAGCTGTCCGTGTTGGCCCGAGCGGACTTCTTGCTAGCTGCCGTTCCTGCGGGAACTATGGCATCGGGCCTTGAGTTTCAGGTCGTTCATGGAAGATTGGGCGATGCTCACTTGACCTTGAACAAGCCGCCGTGGGTTAGCACGGACGCCGTGACTGCGAAAGTGTCACAGAGGGAAATGATAACATGGCCTAGCTAGTTCCCGCAGAGGGTGGAAACCCCTCACCAGTTTAAGGAGGTTACAGTGGCGTTGTTTAGTTTGGTTGTAGACGTAGACCGAAGTGTTCACGAACAGTACAAGGTTACAATTACAGCAGGTGATAAAGATGAAGCACAGGATTTGGTTTACGACTGGTTTATGGACTTTCCTGACAGCGACTTCGTTTTAGACAGTGTAATCAGGATTAAGCAAGACACCCACTCAATCGAAATTGAGAACATGGATTTTGAGAAGAGTGGTATAGAACTGGTGTTTCAGGACGGAGAAAATGATGACGGAGGCGACGAAATCGCTTGATACGATTGTAGAAGACATTTACGGACTGTTTGATGGAGAAGCAGTTGACCTTCGACCGGAGTACCTAGACAAGTTTACAGAGGAACTGAGCGCCTTAATTAAAGAACGAATGGCGACTAGCAGAAATGGTAGTGAACCTTATCTTCGCATGTCCAACCTAGGCAAGCCTGACCGGCAGCTTTGGTTCGACATAAACTGGACAGGCCCTACCGAAGCCTTCACTCCTGAGAACTTGATTAAGTTTACCTACGGAGACATTCTAGAGCATCTCATCCTGTTGTTCGCAAGACAGACTGGGCACACAGTTGAGATGGAGCAAGCGGAGGTAGAGCTAGACGGAGTTAAAGGACACCCTGATGCAGTTATTGACGGAGTAGTAGTCGATGTCAAGTCAGCCGCCTCACACCAGTTCGACAAGTTCGCCTCCGGTGATTTGGAAAAAGTGTCCAACGACACGTTTTTGGGGGGTTACATGCAGCAACTCGCAGGGTACGTGGCTGCTATTAACCCTGACGCCGACGGAGCATTCTTAGTCATTGATAAGACACTCGGTAAGGTTTGTTTGTTAAAGGTTCCGAACGATGTTTTAAAGCAATACGAAATTGAGAAACGGGTTAAGCATGTTAAGGAAGTTGTCGCCTCAGAAGAAGTACCGGCTCGTTGTTACGAGCCAAAAGCAAAAGGCAAATCCGGTAACTATGTCCTTCCATCAGGGTGCAGTTACTGCAAGCATAAGTTCCACTGCTGGTCAGACGCTAACGGTGGAGTTGGTTTGCGGACGTACTTCTACGCCGCTGGACCCGAATATTTCACTCACGTTGAAAAAGAACCTAGAGTAATAGAGGAATTTTAATGAACAGATATGAAATCGTTTGGCGGGATGATTTGACTAACACTGCCCGCAACGTAGTTAATGCAGACCCACGACCTACCAATATAGAGGCGGACAGTTATTCAGTAGAAGAAGACGGTAAGGGTAATGCTGTAGCTGTTGTTTTTTACGACGACAGTAGCCCTCTTTTGACGTTGTTTGAGTTTCCACTGCTGATTAGGCGCGTTGTTGCTTAACAAGTTCAGAAGTGGATTAGAAGAGAAAATCTGGAATGCGGCAAAGCGAGCACGTAAGATGCTTGAGTATGAGCCGCACTACATACCGTATGTAATCAAAGGTTCGTATCTACCGGACTTTCGCTTACCTAACGGTATCTACATTGAGGCTAAAGGGTATCTAGACGCTGCGGCATGTCGCAAAATGAAGGCGGTCAAAGCGTCTAACCCTCACCTCGACATTAGGTTTGTTTTCCAAGACCCTAACGGGAAACGGAACCGCAGAGCAAAACTACGGAACTGGGAATGGGCTGAGAAACACGGCTTTAAGTGGGCCGCTCACTCCATCCCGTTAGAATGGTGGAAGGAATAGTATGGACAGTCAACCGCGCATTCTCGTGCTTGACATTGAGACTAAACCGGCCAAAGCTTATGTTTGGCGATTTTTTAAAGAGAACATTTCAGTTGACCAAGTGATTGAACCGGGTGGAATGATTTGCTTCGGTGCTCAGTGGATGGGTTCCAACGAAGTGATGTTCTTCTCAGAGTGGCAACACGGTGAAGTAGGTATGGCTCAGGCCGCTGCTAACCTGTTGGAAGAAGCAGATGCAGTTGTAACCTTTAACGGAGACACGTTCGACCTACCGAAGATTAACACGTCGATGATACTGGCAGGTATCCCACCTCGCCCACCGATTACCACTATTGACCTTAAGAAAGTGTTGTTTAGCACCTTTGGGTTCGACAGTAACCGGCTTGTGTTCATCGCACCGTTGCTCGGCGTAGGTAAGAAGGTCAAGCACGAAGGTTTTGAACTGTGGACTAAGGTAATGAACGGCAACGAAGCCGCTCGAAAGAAGATGGAAAGGTATTGTAAGCAAGATGTACGTGTCACTGGCAGATTGTATAAAAAGCTTCGACCTTACATCACTAATCATCCTGCTTTCCGCAGCCTTGGTTCAACGGCTTGTCCTAAGTGTCTGTCTAAGAACACGGTGAAGAAAGGGCTGCGCCACACAGCCTGTTATCAAATCCAGCGTCACAAGTGTAATGGTTGTGGTGGTTGGTTTCAAGGAACACGTAGAAAGGTCGCGTAATGGTTAATGATGAACTCCGTAAGGCTATTGCTGATTTCTTTGACGCAGGTGATTTTGCGGAGTTTATCGGCGTCAGCACAATGGACCTGATTGAGGCTTTTCCAGACGAGTTGGAAGAGCACCTAGAAGACATTGAAGAGCTTATGATGTTGAAGAACTCTAATGAAGACAACTACGACGAGGAAACAGAATGATGTTTTACTTTTGGCTAGGTGAAGACGCAGAAGAGTGGAACCAGATTGCTGAAGACTTTGAAGGTGACTGGGACGCTTGGCGTGAAAATGAAGAAATGACGAGGCTTGGATATTGATATGAAGCTTAAAGATATTAACGATACGCTTAACGAGCGTGGTGCTAAATACGGCAGCTTCATTGACCAAGGCCGCATTGAGCAGAACATCAAGACAGCCTTTGCTGACAGCCCTAATTGGGCAACACTCAAACCAGATGCTAAGTCTGCCTTGGAAATGATTGCTACTAAGATTAGTCGCATCCTGAAAGGCGACCCGGACTACAACGACAGTTGGCATGACATTATCGGATATGCTAAGCTAGTAGAGGATAGAATTAATGCCGAACCCAACACCTGACCTAGACGGACAGTGGATTGCTCTGCTGAGCGGTGCCACGTTCAACTACAATCGACCGGAGGAAAGCGATGTTACAATTGAAGACTTGGCTGGTTCACTTGGTAACATCTGCCGATTTTCTGGTCATTTACCTCGTTTCTATAGTGTTGCTCAGCATCTTGTTAACGCTAGCCACTTGGTACCACGAGAGTACGCATTTGACGCGCTGATGCACGATACTGCCGAAGCCTTTACAAATGACCTTCCAACACCTTTGAAGTGGGCACTACCTATTTTCAAGGAACTGGAAGTCAAGATTGAAAGCGCAATGGCAGATAAGTTTGGGTTTACTTTCCCTTATCCGCCTTGTGTTAAAGAAGCTGACACCATCATGTTGATGCTTGAGAAATACTACGTTAAGGAAGACGAGAGTGAGTGGCCCGCATACGAAGAGTGGACTAAGGCCAAGCTTCGCAAGTACCGGGAACTCGTCCAGCTAGACAGTTGGCAGCCTCGTCGAGCCAAGCGTGAATTTCTAGAGCGTTTTGAGGAATTGAATAATGAGCGGCTTGAACAGCGTCGAACGGAAG